AAAGGTTAGCCAGTTCCGCTGGATACCTCGCTTCAACGCACAAGACATTGTGTTCAAGACGCTACAACCTGCCATCCGTTATACCAAAGCAGACTGCTTAGATTTACCTGATGTTATGTACACCACTCGTGACGTTCCGCTCACAGCACAGCAAGATAAGTATTACAAAAAGCTGAAGAAAGAGTTCTTCATTGAAGCGGCTGGTGAAGACGTTACTGCAGTGAATGCTGGCGTTATGCTCACGAAGTTGTTACAGGTATCTAGCGGTGCTATATACGCTGACTCAGGCGAGATTATTGAGTTTGACATGGGCAACCGCATGACGGCGCTTAAAGAAATTATCAGTGAAGCCAGTCACAAAGTTCTCATATTCTGTCCGTTTAGACATAGCATCGAGAAAATTATGTCAGAGTTAAACAAGGATAAGATTAGCTGTGAAGCTATTCATGGTGACATCAACATGACGAAGCGCACAGAAATATTCAAAAACTTCCAAGAGAAGACTGACCCACACGTTCTAGTCATCCAACCACAAGCGGCATCTCATGGCGTTACGTTACACGCCGCGAACGTAGTTGTGTTTTGGAGTCCTGTGATGTCTGTAGAAACATACATCCAATGTTGTGCTCGGGTCGACCGTGCGGGTCAGCGAAACCCGATGACCGTAGTCCACCTACAAGGCTCACCCGTTGAAACTAAAATTTACGATATGCTGCAAAACAAAATCGATACGCACACCAAGCTGGTTGATTTGTACCGAGAAGAAATTGAAGCTTGACAAAGTAAATAGATGTGCTACACTGTTAGTTCTAGTCAGTTAAGGAGGAAGTTATGGAACTAGATGAAGTCAACCTTGAGAAGCTGATGCAAGCTGATATCAACATGCGAGAAAAGATTGCAGAGTTAGAAAGTCAGATTAGTGATATTAAGCAAAAGCGTGATCAAGTTCAGTTTGCTTTACATGAGGCATGCAAGCAACTAAACGTAAGTAGTCTTAAAACAAATGTAGGTACGCTGATACGTTCAGTTAAGACCAGTTATGTTACTAATAATTGGCCTGCGTTGTACGAGTTTATGAAAGAGCATGATGTTCCTGAGTTCTTACATAAACGACTATCAAGCACAAACATTAAAGAGTTTCTAGATGCAAATCCAGGGTTATGCCCAGCAGGTTTGTCACCTATGAATGAGTATGTAGTTTCAGTCCGTAAAAACAAGGAGCGTTCAGAATGAGTACCGATTTAGATATTTTTCAACAAGGTGGTGCAGTGGCAACACGTAACCGTCGTGATGATGGCTTTACCAGTAACGTTGGTGGTTCGTCTATTACATCAAAAAGCATTAGCATCGTCAATAACAAATTCCGTTTGATGGTGAATGGTAAAGAGATTAGCAAAACAGACCAAGGTTATATTGATGTAGTGATTGTTAATGCTGCACCAACTGTTAACCGTATGTTCTATGGAGACCAGTATGACCCAAAAGCACAAAAGCGTACACCGCCTAAATGCTGGAGTCATGATAGCCAAGTTCCTGATCCTGAGTCACGTGAGAAGCAAGCAGACAAGTGCGCTACCTGCCCACAAAATATACAAGGTTCAGGTCCAGGCAAAACTAAGGCTTGTCGTTTTCACCGCTATATTGCCGTTGTATTAGCTGATGATTTGCATGGTGACATCTACCGCGTTAAGTTGTCTGCAACATCTGTGTTTGGTAACGGTACAAACGACCGCCGTCCATTCCATGAATATCGTGACTACTTAGTTGCTAATGGTGAGGGCTTGGGTTCAGTTGTATCACGTATGATTGTAGGTGAAGATACATCTAACATTGGCTTCAAAGCGATTGCTCGTTTGTCCGATGATGATTTTGATGTATGCCGTAGTCGTACTTCAGAAGAAGAAGCAGTTCGTGCCATTACTTTATCAGTAGCTACTGATCGTGATGACAATGGTGAAGAGTTTGCGGCATCCACTCCAGCTCCACGTCCTGCTACACGTCAACCAATTGTGGAAACACCTGAAGATGAGCCTATCCCTGAACCAGTTAAACGTTCAGCTGCGGAAGCTAAGCCTGCTCCAGTACCACCACCAGCACCGACTAAAGTTGATTCAGGCGATGTAAGCCTTGATGACTTGGTTGCTGATTGGACATAAGGAGTGAGCCATGAGAGGATACTCGCAAAGTATCATTGAAGCTAATCAGAACGCTAAGGAGGGGCTTGGCGTTCTATTAGGGGCAGTGCTTATAACAAAGAAATATCCAGTAAGTTTGGCAGCTAAAGAACTTGAAGTTTCACGGCAGACGGTCTATGATTGGATTTCGGGCAAAGCAATACCATTCAAATCAAAAACTGAAGTCATAGCAAAATTGATAGATCGACTAGCTTCAAATTAGAGTTTCGGGGGAAAGCGTACAATATATTGTGCTCACTTTTATTAACCGCGTGAGTACCCCATCCATTTCAACATTGTGAGAGAACAATGCAAATATCAGAATTTTTACGGCATGTTTGGCCGTCACAAGGCGTCTATTGCATCGTTGGCAAAGACCAACAAAACAACATAGCACCTAAATTTGTGCATACAATTGAGGATGCTGCTGCCGCAGCGGAACAGTTGGTTAAGGATAAGTACGATGTTTACTTTGCCTGTTCTAACTATAATAATCCAACAGAGCGTACAAAAGCCAATGCCAAAGAAGAGAAGGCATTATGGCTAGATATTGATTGTGGCTTTGATGAAAAGAAAAACAAATACAAAGACTACAAAACCAAAGACGCAGCGTTAGTTGCGTTGCGTAAGTTTACGGATGAACTAGGTCTACCTGACCCAACCATTGTAGACTCAGGTCGTGGCATTCATTGCTATTGGACATTTACAGAGCCAGTACCTAAAGAGGTGTGGGGCCCAGTAGCCGAGGGTTTAAAATTCGCTTGCGTTAAGCATGAATTGCATGCTGATGGTGCATGTACAGCTGATGCCGCACGTATCTTACGTGTACCTAATACAAAGAACTTTAAAGATGTTAAGAACCCGCTACCAGTTGTTGTGTTAGTTGAAGGTGAACCTACCTCATTTGATGACTTGGCGGCAATCATTCCAGTTACGCTAGGTGGTGAACGTGTTAAAACTAGGGCTCCAATTAACGAAGCCACGAAGTCTCTCTTGGATAACAACATATCACGTTTTAAAAAGATTATGACTCGTACCATAAACGGTGATGGTTGTGAGCAAATGAGATATATTGCTTCAAATCAAGGTACCATTGAAGAACCTTTATGGCGTTCAGGTCTATCTATCGCTGCATTTTGCGAAGACCATAATGATGCTGTTCATAAAATATCTTTTAGGCATCCTGACTATTCGCCTTCAGCAACAGAAGCTAAGGTTGCGGGTATACCTGCTCCACATACATGCAAACAATTTGAAGGCTTACGTCCCGAAGGTTGTGTTAAATGCAAATTCAAAGGTAGTATCACATCGCCTATCCAGCTAGGTAAGGTTGTAGCTAAGTCACGAGGTGCAGATAATATCATTCAAGCAAAAAGTGAGGAGCTGGGTGACGTTATAACCTTTCAAATCCCTGAATACCCATACCCTTACTTTAGGGGTAAGAATGGCGGTATTTATCGTTCTATGCCTGATGACGATGATGACGGCATGAAGATTTATGACTACGACTTTTATCTAGTCGACCGTCTTAATGACCCAGCGATTGGCGATTGCGCATGGTTCAAATTACATTTACCCCAAGATGGTGTGCGTGAATTTATTGCGCCCGTTGCCAGCCTGATGAGTACCGACAAAGCGCGAGACATCGTAAACAATATTGGTATCTTTGAACGTGGTAAACCATTAGAAGCAATCATTGATTATATGAGAACTGCTTTGATGGATAGACAGCGTAATAAAAAAGCTGCCCACATGCACAAACAGTTTGGCTGGAACGAAGCTAAAAACAAGATTATTATAGGCAACCGTGAGGTCACTGCGTTTGGTATCACATACGTACCTGTGTCAGAAGAACTTAGCCAAGTCACCCCTACGCTTACGAAGAAAGGTTCGTATGATGAGTGGAGGAAGGCTGTATCATTCTATGAACGTCCAGGTCTTGAACTACGAGCCTTTGGTTTCTTCTGCGGCTTTGGCTCACTACTCATGCCTATGTTTGACTCTAAAGAGAAGTCAGCAGTCATTAACTTGTATAACCCTGAAGCGGGTCAAGGTAAAACATCTGTATTGCAGATGATGACAAGTATCTATGGCAACCCTGACTTAGAGTCTAAGCTAATTAACGTTTGGGGTGATACCGAGAACTCAATCATTAACCGTTTTGGCTATATGAAGAACCTGCCAGCCGCTGTAGATGAGATGACAAATGTGTCACCTGATGAACTACATCGCTTTTTAAAGTTTGTATCGTCTGGTCGTGGTAAGAACCGTCTAGGTAATGGTGCAAACAAAGAACGTGATAACAACACTGTATTTAACCTTATCTGCGTGGTATCAAGTAACACTGACTTCCGTACAGTTATGTTCTCACAGAAAGCTAAAGCCAGTGGTGAGATGGCTCGTTTCATTCAATTACGTATTGAAAAAGCACAAGAGCTATCTAAAACTGAAGTCGATGAATTGGTTAGTAAGATTTTTGATAACTATGGCCATGCTGGTGAAGAATATGCACAGTATGTAATTCAGAATTACGACAAGGTTAAAAAAGAACTGCTAGAGATGCAAATCAAGCTAGATAACTTGATGGGCTTCAAAGGTGAAGATCGTAAGTTCTCAACTAACTTGGCTGCCGTATTCTTAGGTGCGATTATAGCTAAACGTTTAGGCATACATAACATTGAGATACAGCCTGTACTTAAAGCTGTGGCTAAAGAGTTCAATGCTTTCCGTGATGTAATTGCAGAGAACAACTTTGATGCAATGGAGACATTAGGTAACTTCTTGGATGAAAACCTAGCACGTAATACATTGGTGATTAACAGCAAAATAGATACACGTACTGGGTTTGGTGACGCTCCAATCATCAAACCATCAAATGACCTGCGTGTTAGGTATGAACCTGATGTTAAAACGCTTTATATCCCTTGCAGTATTATCAAGACTTATTTACACTCCG